TAAAGCCTGAGAGAGCGAGAGATGAAGACGGTAAGTTTATTGCTGACGATCCTTCAACTCCAGATGTTAATGAAGCTTATGTTCAAACAGATAAAGAGGATTAGTTATGGTTAGTAATGGTTATAATTATGAACGTGATGAACCGAGATTAGGTAAACAGAGAAATCGTATATTTAATCTTATGAAAGATGGAAAGAAACGTACCCTTTCTGAAATTAGTTTGATTACTAAATCTCCAGAGGCATCAGCTAGTGCTACTCTTAGAGACTTTAGAAAAGAAAAGTTTGGTAATCACTCTATTGAAAAAGAGTATATTAGAAATGGACTATGGCGATATTGGATGTTGCTCAACTCTAATACTGAAATGGAAGCAGTACAAGGTGACTTATTAGAGGATTAAAAATATGTCAACATTTGTTAAACATCAACTCCCCTGCCCTAGTTGCGGGGGGAGTGATCCTGTCTCTGTAAATGAGGATGGATCGGCATGGTGCTTTAGTTGTAGCACAAGGTTTCCTAACTATGAGAAGTCTTGTGATACAAATTTCACACCAGAAAATGATTTTTGTAAACAACCTGTGGATATTAAACCATACAGGAATAATGCTATGAACAATGCAGAAGGAGAATTTATAGCCTTAACAGATCGCGGAATATCTTTAAATTCTGCTAAGACATTTGGTGTTAAAGCTGTAAAGGATTATCAAGGTAAGATAATAAAACATTTATATCCTTATTATGTAGCCAATGAAATTGTAGGCTATAAGGTTAGGGAACAAAATAAAATGTTTACATGGAAAGGAACTGGTCAAGGCAGTGGGCTGTTCGGAGAACAACTTTGCCGATCATCTGGCGGTAAGTATATTACTATAGTAGAAGGTGAGTGTGATGCTATGGCAGCATACGAATTGCTGGGTTCTAAATGGCCTGTAGTTTCTATAAAGAATGGAGCCGCTGGAGCAGTCAAAGATATTAAACAATCTTTAGAGTTTCTTGAGCAATATGAAACAGTAGTTATAAACTTTGATAATGATAAACCCGGTAGAATAGCAGCTAAAAAAGTGGCAACCCTATTGACTCCGGGCAAAGCAAAGATACTACATCTTCCAGAAGAATTTAAAGATGCTAATGATATGCTCCGTAAAGGAACAGCCCATGCTTATACTGCTGCTTGGTGGAACGCCAGAATATATACTCCAAGTGGAGTGGTCAACGCCAAAGATTTAAAAGAAAAGTATTTTAATAGGGAGAAAAAGGAAGCAGTTCCTTACCCGTGGCAGGGATTAAATAAAAAGCTTTATGGTCTTAGAGCCGGAGAGCTTGTTACTTTAACTGGCGGTACTGGTCTAGGTAAATCCAGTATTACTAGGGAGCTAGAGCATTGGCTGATTACAAACACTCAAGATAATGTAGGTATTGTAGCCCTTGAAGAACATGATATGAGGACACTGGATTGTCTTATGTCTATAGAAGCTAATGATCGGTTGTATGTAGATCATATTAGAGAAGGCTATGATAAAAATTATTTAGATGAAGTCTATACTAAAATTTATGACAATGGTAGAGTGTGGATTCATGCTCACTTTGGCTCTAATGATATAGATGAAATCTTTAGTAAGATTAGATTTATGATTATCGGATGTGATTGTAAGTGGATAATCGTAGACCATTTACATATGCTTGTATCTGCTACAACAGAAGGTGATGAACGTAGAACTATTGATAGTATTATGACTAGGCTACGATCTATTGTTGAAGAGACAGGCGCGGGAATGATATTAGTTTCCCACTTGAGAAGGGTTGAAGGTAATAGAGGGCATGAGAATGGAGTAACTGTAGGACTTAATCATCTTAGAGGTTCTCAATCTATTGCTCAGTTATCTGATTGCGTTATAGCTTTAGAGCGCAATCAACAATCAGACGATCCTATAGATGCTCAGACAACTCATATGCGTATTCTTAAATCTAGATATACTGGTGATGTTGGTATGGCAACTCATTTGTTATATGATCAGGAAACTGGTAGACTTAAAGAATTAGATGCCACAGATTTTGAAGATGATGGAGAGGAACTATGAGTTCTTTAGTATTTGATATAGAAACTGATGACTTAAATGCCACTAAGATTTGGTGCTTGAGTACTTGTGATGTTGCTACAGAACATGTTAAATCTTATTGGGGTAATAACCTTGATGCGGGTCTTAAAGAATTACAAAGTGCTGACAAACTTATTGGTCATAATATAATAGGTTTTGATATACCCGTAATAAATAAACTCACCGGGGTTGACTTATCTTCTAAGAAGCTGGTAGATACTTTAGTCCTTTCGCGTTTATTTAATCCAGTGAGAGAAGGTAATCACGGATTAGAATCTTGGGGTTTTAGATTAGACATGCCTAAAGGAGACTTTAAAGATTTTAGTAACTTGTCACGGGAGATGATTACATATTGTGAACGTGATGTGCTACTTAACAAGAGAGTGTATGATGCCCTTAGTAAAGAGAAGCATGGATTCTCTAGAGATTCTATAGACTTAGAGCAGAACATTGCTGGCATCTTAAACAAACAGAGAGAGAAGGGCTTCTTACTGGATGTTAAATTTGCATCTCTTCTGCTTGCTACATTAAAAGATAAATTAGATGCGACAGTTGCAGAGGTACATAAAGAGTTTAAGCCCGAAGAACATACTTTAATTTTATATCCTACTAAAACTAGTGCTAATAAATTATCCAAGATGGCTGTAGATTCTAGTGGTAAAAAGTACAGATTAAACTCTGATGAATACGATGCCTTAAACGAACAAGATCAAATAGCAAGGATAAGCAGGACAGAGTTTAACTTAGGCTCTAGAAAACAAATAGGAGAATACTTACAGAAGTTTGGTTGGGAGCCAACTAAGTTTACCCCCACTGGTCAACCCATTGTAGATGAATCAACCCTTAAAAGGATTGATAGTATACCTCAAGCAAAGCTTATTGCTGACTATCTTATGTATCAGAAGCGTATAGCTCAAATTAAATCTTGGTTAGATAATGTAGATAATGAAGATAGAGTACATGGTTTTGTGAATCCTAATGGTACAATTACAGGACGCATGACCCATAGAGAACCTAATCTTGCCCAAGTTCCTAGTTCTAGTTCACCTTATGGTATTGATTGCAGGGCTTGTTGGACAGTACCTAAAGGTTATAATCTAGTAGGTATAGATGCTTCTGGATTAGAATTAAGAATGCTTGCACATTACATGAACAATGAGGACTTTACTAATGAAATTTTACACGGAGACATACACACCGCTAATCAAAACCTTGCGGGACTTGAATCAAGAAGTCAGGCTAAAACTTTCATCTATGCCTTTATATACGGAGCGGGAAATGAAAAACTTGGCACTGTGGTTGGAGGAGGCAAACAAGATGGTCAACGACTTAAACAACGTTTCCTCTCTAATCTCCCATCACTTAGAAATCTTAAAGATAGAGTTACGAGAGCAGCAGCAAAAGGTTTCATCAAAGGATTAGACGGCAGAAAGATATATATTAGATCAGTTCACTCAGCCCTTAATGCTTTATTACAGGGCGGCGGTAGTATAGTAATGAAGAAAGGATTAGAACTTTTAAACCAATACATTATAGAACATAAACTAGACGCACACTTTGTTGCTAACATCCATGATGAATGGCAGATAGAGGTAGCTGAGAAAGACGCTAAGAAAGTAGGTGAGTTAGGTGTAGTAGCTATACAAAATGCGGGGCTTTCATTTGACATGAAGTGTCCTTTAGATGGTGAATATCATATAGGAGATAACTGGAGTGAAACACACTGAAGAATATAAATGGGTATTTGATAGAGTTAATTCAAGAGGAAAAGTTATATTCAAACATTATACAAAAGAATCTTTAGAAGATGTAACAGAGTATTTAGATAATGAAGGTATAGATTATGATATATGTAAAGGTGCAACAATGCTAAGAGTATATTATAATGATACTGCTTACCAATATTTCTTTACGACAGGAAAATGGGCGGCATATATATCAGGACGACAGTTGCCTAAAATACATTATTCTTCAAAAGGTGTAAAAGATTTTGTAACTAGATTTTTATACAAAAAAGGAAAACCTGATGATAGTGATAACTATAGGCAACATAAAGATAAAAGGATAGAAGATGAAAATTAAACATTCTAAAAGCAGGAAGGGTGATTTAGCTGAATATTATGCTGTTACTTGGTTGTGGGATAATGGTTATGAAGTTTTCCTTAATGCAGGTTGTTCAGGCCCGATAGATATGATAGCTATTAAAGAGGGTGCAGTTACATTAATAGATGTAAAAACTTCTTACTTCAAGAGCCGCAATAAACGTAACAAAGCGGGCAATTCTGCTTATTCACCCGGCGGCAGAACAGAAGAACAAAAAGAAATGGGAGTCAACTTTTTAGGGTTTGATCCTAATACCAGAGAACTTAGATTTGTGGAGCATAAAGATGAACAATCTGATTGAAGATATATATAAAACCATAGAGCCTCTATCAGACGGCCAAGCCTTAGACATATCTGATCAACAGATAGAAGACTTTGGTGAGGCCATGAAAATTGTTATGCGATCTTGGGCTAATCCAACTAAAAGAGATTCTAATTTTTCTATACGAATGTCTAATGTCGGTAAACCTATTAGACGCTTATGGTTTGATAACAAATATAAAGATAAAGAAACAGAATCTAAGCCTACTCCTCCTACTCAAATTAAATTTCTTTATGGGCATATGCTAGAGGAATTAGTTAAGCTTTTTGTTTCCTTATCTGGACATGATATAACCGGAGAACAAAAACAAGTTGTGGTTGATAACATAACTGGACACATAGACTGCATCATAGATGATGAAGTTGTTGATATTAAAACTTCTTCCGGGTTTGCATTTAATAAATTTAAAAACGGAACACTAAGAGATGATGATCCCTTTGGTTATCTAGGACAGCTTGCAGGTTATGAAGAATCAGAAGGTACTAGTAACGGTGGACTATTAGTTATTAATAAAGAGAATGGTGAATTATGTTTCTATCAGCCAGAGGATTTAGATAAGCCTAACATAAGAAACAAGATACAGAATATAAAAACTGCCCTTAAAAAAGATGAGCCGCCAGAAGATTATTGTTTTAAAATTGTAGCTGATGGAGTAAAGGGCAATGAAAAGATACATAAGAATTGTGGTTGGTGTCCACATAAATTTGAGTGTTATAAGAACTCTAACAACGGTAAAGGATTAAGAATATTTAAATATTCTAAGGGCTATGCCTTTTTAACAAAGGTTGTAGTAACGCCTAAAGTACAGGAGCTAGACCATGAATTTAAAGACTTGTAAGAAGATACGGAAACACTCTAAAACTATTCTAGTTGAATGGTTTAAGACACTAGTATCTGAAGACCAATCAAAAAATATAAATGAGAGTAATATACTTTCTTATCTCTCGCCCCAAACGCACCTCTTTGCTAATAATCAATTACGGTTGAGTGCTTACTCTTTTAAGTGGACAGTAAAAAAGATTAAAGCCCTAGTAAGAAGGACTAATATGGACGTTACTAAAGTGAGGTTAAAGGACATTGAAAAAGAAAATCAGAAAGGGCTATAGAAAACCTAGAGTTAAGAGGCCAAAAGAAAAGAATGTCCCGCCTAGTTATGATTCTAATTGGGAACATGATCTTCATAGTGGACTATTAAAACAATGGGATCATCATACTAAAGAAGTAGCATATATAATTGAACACGTTTATGAACCTGACTTTGTAAGAATTATGGGTAATCAAATAATTCTTTTAGAAGCTAAAGGAAGATTTTGGGACTTTGCTGAGTACAGTAAATATATATGGATTAAAAAAGCTTTGCCGCCTAATACAGAGTTAGTATTTTTATTTGCTAATCCTTCTGCTCCAATGCCACAGGCTAAAAGGAGAAAGGATGGTACTAAAAGAAGTCATGGAGAATGGGCTTCCGCAAATGGATTTAAGTGGTATAGTGAAGACTCTTTGCCTGATGAATGGGTAGATAGTAACTACCGAAAAGATAATACTTTAAATATTGAAAGTGAATAGGAGAGATACTATGAGTATTGACGATGCAACGCCGGAAGAATGGAATGCAGTACATAGTGAACTAAGCAAGGATGAAGGTAACACCCTATCATTAAAAGACGATGTTAATCATCCAGTACATTATAACATTGGTAAAGTAGAATTTATTGAAGCACTAGAGGCTGCCTCAACTAAGGAAGAATTTGAGGGCTACTTGCGCGGCAATGTGTTAAAATATGTATGGAGATTTAGATACAAAGATAATGTTAAAGATTTACACAAAGCTAAATGGTATCTTAATAAACTTATAAACGAAGTTACAAAGGTATAAAACAATGTGGGATCGTAAAGCCGAAAGAACTGAAAAGTACAACCGGAAAAAGAATCAACAGAAACCGAAACCTAAAAAACAAAAAGTAAAACGTAAGGAGAAACAACGTAATGACTGAGAAAATAGGAGTTCAGCCATATTTAGGTATTCATATTAATTATGATAAAGATAAAATATTAAATAAGTTTAGTAAACAAACAATCATAGATAGATATTTATGGGAAGGAGAGACTCATGCTCAACAAGCTTTTGCACGTGCCAGTATTTTTGGGGCTACTTATAAAGGACATATTAACTTTGATCTTGGACAGAGACTTTACGAGTACGCTAGTAATCATTGGTTTAGCTTCAGTACTCCTATACTTTCTAACGGGGGAACCTCTCGCGGTTTACCTATCAGTTGTTTTCTTAACTATGTACCTGATTCTAGGGATGGTTTATCTAGCCACTATGATGAAAACATATGGCTCGCGAGTGGAGGTGGAGGCATCGGTGGATATTGGGGTGCTGTTCGCAGCAATGGTGTGGATACTTCTAACGGTAGTAGGAGTACTGGATCAATTCCCTTTATGCACGTTGTAGATTCTCAGATGTTAGCCTTTAATCAAGGCATTACGAGAAGAGGAAGCTATGCAGCTTATACAGATATATCTCATCCAGAAGTAGAAGAGTTTATAAATATGCGTAAAACTACTGGTGGAGATTTAAACAGAAAATGTTTGAATCTTCATAACGCAATTAATATAAATAATGCTTTCTTAAAAGCTGTAGAAGAAGATGCTGATTGGAGATTGATTGACCCCAAAACTAATACAGCAGTTAAGATAGTGGCGGCGAGAGACTTATGGTTTCAAATACTTCAAACCAGAATGGAAACTGGAGAACCTTACATAATTAATATAGATAATTGTAATGATGCTTTGCCGGAAGAACAAAAGAAATTAGGCTTAGAAATAAAACAAAGTAATCTTTGCTCCGAGATAACTCTCCCCACTAATAAAGACAGGACAGCAGTTTGTTGTCTCTCTAGTGTTAATCTAGAATACTTTGATGAGTGGTCTAAGGATGAGAACTTTATTAGTGATCTTATAACAATGTTAGATAATGTTTTAGAAAACTTTATAGATGCAGTAGGTGGAAAAGAGGGTTACGATAAGGCAGCTTATTCAGCTATGCGCGAACGATCAGTAGGTCTTGGAGCTATGGGCTTTCATAGTTATCTACAAAAGAATAACATTGCTTTTGAAAGTATGTATGCTTCTTCTTTCAACAACAAAGCTTTCTCTCTAATCAAAGATAAAGCAGATTTAGCATCAAGACGTTTAGCAGAAGAAAGAGGTGAGGCTCCTGACATGAAGGGTAGCAAAAGACGTAATGCACATCTACTTGCAGTTGCTCCTAATGCTTCTAGCTCTATTATATGTGGAGAAACAAGCCCCTCTATAGAGCCTAACAGGGCTAATGTTTATACACATAAGACATTGACCGGGAGCTTTAAAGTCAAGAATAAATATCTGGATGATTTATTATATGAGCTTGTTTCTACTGGAAAGAAACGAGAAGAAATCTGGAAGGACATTGCAGCCCATGAAGGATCAGTTCAACATCTAGATATATTATCTGATGAGCAGAAAGAAATATTTAAAACCGCTCCCGAAATAAATCAAATATGGATTATAGAACATGCTGCTATGCGTCAGAAATATATTTGTCAAAGTCAGAGTGTAAATTTATTTTTTAAATCTCCATCTCTAGAAGCAGACCAAGAGACTCATAATTCTTTCCTACAATATTTAAATGATGTTCATTGGGCGGGAGTCCATAAACTTAAATCTTTATATTACCTACGTTCTAATGCGGCACGTAACACAGAGAATGTTAATATAAAAATACCTAAAATTAATTTAGAAGAAGAGGGGTGTCTAGGCTGTGAAGGCTAAAGTTCTAGAAATAAAATGGGAAGATGCTTGGATAGACACACAAGATGTTCTGGTTGTCGATGCAAAGAAATTAAAGCCTATACTACGCTCAACAGTGGGCTGGTTAGTAGCAGACAATGAGAACGAAATTATTCTTTCTACTGATATTTATCATAACGATAAAGATAAAGAATATGTAAATGCTATAATGGTTGTGCCAAAAGGTATGATTATAGATTATTGGGAGTATGAGTTTGATGACACTAATTCTAGCTAGTTATATTTCGGTATTCGTTAAAGCCTTTCAACAAAGAAATGTTGCATTTAATGATTATCTATTTGTGCCTGTCTTTAGTTTAGCTATGGCCTTTACAGAAGTATATATTATTATTAATATAGTACAACTAGGCGCAAGCTTGGATGTAGTATGGAAACTAGCCACTGGTGCAGTTTTAGGCTGTTGGTCAGCCATGTATTTACACAATAAAATTAGGCGAAAAGATGGAGAAAGGAAATGAGCTTATTAACAAATAGAGAATACTATAAACCTTTTGATTATCCGTGGATGTTTGATTATTACGTGCAACAGAATCAAATGATATGGTTGCCGGAAGATGTACCTCTACATAATGATGTTAAAGATTGGCAGGAAATGGATAAGTCTGAAAAGAATTTATTAACTCAAATCTTTAGACTCTTTACACAATCAGATGTTGATGTGGCATCAGGTTATATAGATAGATATATGCGTGTATTTAAAAAGCCGGAATCTAGAATGATGATGACTTCCTTTGCCAACATGGAGTCTATTCATCAACACGCCTATAGTCTTCTTTTAGATACCGTAGGAATGCCTGAGATTGAGTATAAGGCATTTGCTGAGTATGAGGCTATGGCTGATAAGCATGAATATATAAGTAAGTCACCTCTTAAACTTAACAATAAAGAATCTATAGCCAAGAACTTGGCAATCTATTCTGCTTTTACTGAGGGGTTACAACTCTTCAGTAGCTTTGCAATCCTTTTAAACTTCCCGCGCTTTGGAAAGATGAAAGGCATGGGGCAAATAGTTACTTACAGTATACGTGATGAATCACTTCATGTTGAAGCAATGACAAAACTCTTTAGGGAATTTATAAAAGAAAATATCCATCTCTGGACAGACGATTTTAAAAAGGAAATCTACCAAGTCTGTAGGGATATGGTAAAGCTGGAAGATAAGTTTTTAGATTTAGTATTTGAAATGGGAGACATACAGGGATTAACTAAATCTGAAATGAAGGAGTATATAAGATATATAGCAGACAGACGTTTACTACAGCTAGGTTTAAAAACTAATTTTGGAGTAAAGGATAACCCGCTTAATTGGATAGACGATGTACTAGGAGTGGAACATCAAAACTTTTTTGAGGGCAGAGCTACTACTTATATGAAGGGGGGCATTCGGGGCAACTTAGATACTGTCCAATTTAAGAGTCTTGGAGTTGAAGACTAGGAGGTAGTATGGATACAAATCAAGAAGAAGGGAATCTAGTTTCATTCAGAGTATTTATTGCTAGAGATGGTAATATCATATCTGAATTTAAACACTTACCAATAGAAGATATAGAAAAGTTATTTCCAGAAGATGAGATACCTATTATAAAGAAAATAGTTAAGGAAGGTTCTTTAAAACTAGAAGGGCTTCATAGTTATCTGGAAAAAGAAGTTAAAAGTTTAGCTTAGTTATTTATTTGGCTTGTGCATAAAAGCTGTAGCACCCATATAAGTACCTACAATTCCGCACAATGAGAAATAAAATAAACCTAATAGGTCTGAAAGGGCGTTCACTCTGCTGTCTGGAATAATGGGAGTGAACAATACTATAGTAGTAACTGTCATAACAATTATAGCTAACCATGCCATTAACTTTTGAGCTTCTGATTTCTCTTCTCTTAGC